CAAACAGAAGAAGACAAAGATTGAAATAATTAGTGTCACATTTAATAAGTAACATTCCACACTTTAAGTGTTGGGTGCGGAGAGAATTCACACACAATCATGAAAAATATCATGACGAGTATATACATGCGTTAGCAATAGCCGTAAACACAATCCCTGATAGGTCTTTAAGTTTTCAAGTTGTTTTTACAGGTGAAGAAACTAACTGTGATGACAATGACGAACCTAACGTACATGGCGGTGCTATGTGGGCCAGGATGCCAATACAAGGTATTGTAGCCGATATGCCTATGGACGACTTTCCAAAACCTATGCAAAATCATATTGCACAACCTTGGGATTGTGAATCTAGAGAACACTCAGTAATAGTTATGGATAGAGTTAGTTCATCACCTTGGATAGCTAAAATAGATGGTGGGTTTTATACAGCTAAATATTTATTTACTGTAGATTATACAGGTTCTGATATTGCAGATGATTCTGCACAACATAAACAAAGTCATGTATTATATATAACAGAGGATTGTGAATGGAAAGGTAATTTAGTTGCTTTACCTAACAATAGAGTAAGAGCAACAAGTCCTGCTCTTTGGGTGACTGGCGAAGGTCCTCCAGATTTTAAACCATCTCAATGGACACACTCGGCAGAAGGACATGAGAGTTATCTAGACCCATCAATTACCTTTGATAATTTATATGAAGAATGATAGAAAATACAAAAAAACTAGATGTCTATAACATAAATAAAAAGTTTTTATCTAACTATCACGCCGAAAATTTAACAGATACAACAGAAAAAGGCGTCACCTCAGAAAAGTCTATGGTTTTAGGCACCCATACCGATGACAAAGGATTGACATATATATTGCCTGAATACAGCAAAGAAACAGGCGAAATAGAAAATCCTATGAAGAGGTTTAGACCTTTGATTATTAAGGGTATAATTAAAGGATATAATTCTGTTGAAGAGGCAGAGAAAGACAGAAAATTAATTAGAGATGAAATTTTAGGACTTAAACAAGAATAATGGCATTATCTGGTAGCACAAATTTTGAACCGAATATAACAGAGTTTATAGAAGAGGCCTATGAAAGATGCGGTTTAGAATTAAGGACTGGCTATGATTTAAAAACAGGTATAAGGTCTGCTAATTTAATGTTAGCTGAGTGGGCAAACAGAGGTTTAAACCAATGGACTATAGAAACTGGCACACAAACAGTTACAGAGGGAACTCCGAGTTATAATTTAGGAACAGATGTAATTGACATACTTGATGTGGTTGTCAGAAGGACAGATGGTTCAACCACAACAGATATTAATATGGATAGAATATCTAGGTCTGAATATTTTAATATACCAAACAAAGCTACAAAATCTAGGCCATCACAATTTTTTTTAGATAAACAAAATAATCCAGTTTTATTTTTATATCCAACTCCAGAAAACTCTACTGATGTAATTAGATTTAGTAAATTAACAAGAATGGATGATGCAGATAACGCAAGAAACACTATGGATATACCTTTTCGTTTTTATCCTTGTTTTGTTGCAGGTTTAGCGTATTACATAAGTATGAAAAAAAGTCCCGAAAGAACAGACCAATTAAAGTTAATATACGAAGAAGAATTTAGACGTGCAGCAGACCAAGATGAAGATAGAGCATCATTTAAAATAAGACCTTTTTCAAGAGGTGCTTATTAATGTCATATGCTATAGGGAAATTTGCTTTAGCCCATTGTGATAGATGTGGTTTTCGGTATAAACTATTAGAACTTCGTAAAGAATGGAACGGCCTCAAAACTTGTCCTGAGTGCTACGAAGAAAAACACCCACAATTAGAACCACCTACAAATGTTGCAGATGCAGAAGCTTTATATGACCCTCGTCCTGATAATGACAAAGAAAATACTCCTGGCCGAGTATTCACGAATACTGATACCATTGGCTCAAACTTTGACGGCTTTTCTGCGACTTCTAGTTTAGGAAGTGTTACTATTACTACATCATGACATTAGCAGAGTTAAAAACTTTAATTCAAAATTTTTGTGAATCAACCGAAACAACTTTTGTTAACACCTTAGACGATATAATAAAAAATGCAGAAGAAAGGATTTTTGAAGAGGTACAGTTTGATTTTTTCAAAAAAAATGTAACAGGTAATGTTACAGCAGGCAGCAGATTTTTAACCTGTCCAAGTGATTTTATTATGCCTTTTAGTTTGGCAGTTATAGATTCAAACAGCGACTATCATTTTTTAGATAAAAAACACCCTAGCTTTATGCAAGAGTACGCTGAAGACATATCAGACACAACTATTAGAGGACTTCCCCTATATTACGCACAATATGACAAACAACTATCAACAGGCTCTGACAACGGTTCTACTTTAATAATCGCACCTGTACCTGATAATAGTTATTCTGTCGAACTATCATATTTATACAAACCAAATTCATTAGTGACAGATACTACTGGCACTTGGTTATCAAACAACGCTAGAAATGGTTTGCTTTATGCGTCTTTAGTAGAGGCATATACTTTTTTAAAAGGTGAACAAGATTTATTAGCTTTGTATGAAGGACGTTACAATCAAGAAATTTCTAGATTAAAAAATAGAGCTGAAGCTAGAAGTCGTCAAGACGAATATAGATATGATGCTTTACGAAAAACAGTTTCGTAATTAAAAAAAAGGGAGGAAGTTAAAAGATGAATTGTTGGCACTGTAACACAGAGTTAATATGGGGTGGGGACCACGATATTGATGACGAAAATGAACAATATAGTATTGTAAGTAATTTAAGTTGTCCTAAATGTGACAGTTTTGTAGAGGTATATTTACCGAAGGAAATAAAGGGAGCAGAATGAAAAGAAAAACACCTGTAAAAAAACTCAAAGATGCAGCTATTGCTATTGTGGGGCTTGGTAATAGTTGGTACGAATACAATATAGCTAAAACACATGGGTCTCGGTTTGATGAGGTTTGGGCTATAAATGCAGTAGCTAGTGTAATTTTTCACGATAGAGTATTTATGATGGACCCAGCAAGCCGATTTTTAGATACAAATGATGCCGCAGGACAAACAGATTGTATGAGAGAAATGTTGGTTGAGCACAAAGGTCCAATATATACATGTGAAAAAGATGATAGATGTCCTGGTCTAGTAGAATATCCTGTAGCCGAAGTGGTTGAAGATACAAAAAGCTGGTATTTAAACAATACCGTTGCTTATGCAGTAGCTTTTGCTTATTGGAATGATGTAAGAAAAATATCTTTGTTTGGCGTAGATTTTACCTATAAATCAAATCCTGGATATGCAGAGGCAGGCAGAGGGTGTGTAGAGTTTTGGTTAGCAAAATGTTTAGATAAAGGTATACAGGTGGATGTAGCACAAAGTTCTAGTTTATTAGACGCCAACATACCTTCAGAAGATAAATTGTATGGGTACCACAGGCTAAAAGACCAAAGGGTAGTAGGATTAGATAGTCATGGTTTTCCACATGTAAAAAAAGTAAGTGAAATACAAATGCCCGAAACAAAAAAAGAAGGTGGTTTGTTAGATAGATACGACTCGCATAAAAAAGGCCCACCAGAACCTAATAAATATTAATTATGTCTAATTATAAATATCATTTATGAATCAAAATGGAGAACCTAAACTAGGCCAAATAAAAGTTGTTACATCTGATAATGGTGGACACTCTCCAGAGTTTTGGGCTGAAGAGTTAACAAATAAAATAGTTTCTTATTCACAAAACCAAGAACCACATATAGCACAACAAGCTGCTGCTTTCAAAGACGCAATATATCAAGTTTGTTTGATTTATATTAATAATGCTTTAAAATCATACAAAGGTACGGTCATACAAGAATTAATAAAAGGTGGCGAAACCGATTTAGCAAATATTATTAGGAGACTATAGATGGCAATATCATCAGCTTTAACAACAAGTTTTAAAAAAGAACTTTTACAAGGGGTTCATAATTTTGCATCAGGTGGCAATTCGTTCAAACTTGCTTTATATGCAGGTGCAACAGCTTCTTTAGGTGCAACTACAACGGCATACGCTACAAGTTTAACTGGTCAAATAACAGGCACAAACTATACAGCAGGAGGGGCAGCACTTACACCTGGTATAGCAGCACCTTCGTCAACAGGCACAACAGCTTTTGTTGATTTTGCGAACTTAACATTTTCTACAGCAACAATAACAGCAAGTGGATGTTTGATTTATAACGACACTAACTCTGATAAATCAGTAGCAACAATTAGTTTTGGAGCATCAAAAACTTCAACTGCAGGGGATTTCACAATAGTTTTTCCGACAGCAGGGGCAAACGCAATAATTACTATAGCTTAGGGGTGCAAGCCCTATGTCTATAGATACAGGTTGGGGCAGAGATAGCTGGGGTTCTGGTCCTTGGGGTCAGCCAGCCGATATAGAAGTTTCTGTATCTGGTTTATCAGCTACATCCGCACTCGGCACAACAGGGCAATCAGCCGCTGCAAACACACCAGTTTCTGAACAAGGAGCAACTTCTGCTCTAGGTACACTATCTTTTATAGGTAAAGCTAACGTACCAGTAACTGAAAGAGGAGCTACAGCCTCTTTAGGCACTATTGTTGTTCATGAAAATGAAAGGGTGACAGTCTCTGGACTATCAGCGACAAGTGGACTTGGCTCTGTTTCTACTATAGCCAAAGCAAATGTCTCTGTAAGTGGCCTACAGGCAACGACAGGTTTGGGTTCTGTTTTAATTTGGTCTTTGGTTGATACAAGCCAAACTCCAAACTATAATGATGTAACAACTACACAAACACCAAATTGGACAAGTTTGTAAAAGGATAAAATATGGCAACGTATGTAAATAACTTAAGACTTAAAGAAATAGCCACAGGTGATGAATCTGGAACCTGGGGAACATCAACAAACACAAATTTAGAATTAGTAGGAGAGGGGCTAGGATTTGGAACCGAAGCAATTACAACCAATGCTGATACTCATGCCTCAACTGTAGCCGATGGCTCTGCAGATGAAGCTAGAGCTATGTATATTAAATATACAGGTACCTTAGATAGTGCCTGTACTATAACAATAGGGCCAAACACATTAAAAAGAGTACATTTTATAGAGAATGGAACATCAGGCAGTCAAAATATAATTATAAAACAGGGTAGTGGTTCTACCGTAACTATAGGACCAGGTGATGTAAAAGTAGTTTATTTAGATGGTGCGGGCTCAGGTGCAGCAGTAAATGACGCTTTTGCAAGTTTATCTACAGTAGATTTAAAAGTAAGTGATGATTTAACTGTTACAGATGATGCTTCTGTAGGTGGTGATTTATTAGTTAGTGGTGAAGTACAGACTGCTAATATAGGTTTTACTGATGGTGATAATGCCATCACTATTGCAGATGGTGGTGGTATTACTGCCGCTAATGGCATA